TGGGTTTATTTCAATCTGTCTGTTCACAAAAGCCAGGGAGGAACTAATATCGCCCAAATACTCCTTGTGAACTACTCGCACACCTTTATCCGGAATTGCATGAACTGAAGGTACAGGAGAGGCGTCAACTCGCAACAGTGAGTTCTTCGCGCCTCGATATGCACCCCATCCCAAATAATCAGTCACCGACTTGGCTAAAGCGCCTGAGCCGGGAAAGAGATGGTCAAGGAGTGATCTTCCTGCGTTCATGATTTGTTTTCCCACACCTCGGTGAGAAGCGGCACGTACTTTCTCATACATGCCGCGTAAAGAGCCTTTGCCCTTGTAATTGACAATGCGTTTCTTAGGCATTGTTCGTAAGTGTTCCTTACCGTTGCTTACTAGCGTTGTAAGGGATACGCGACGCTAACGCGGACTGTACATCAAGTGAAATTATCAATCGGAACCGTGCAGTCTCTCGGCATTTTATTTAGCACGGAATTATTAAGGTTGCCACCACCGTTTTGGTTCCCAAATCACTGACCCCTTAGAGTCTCATCCTGTGGTCTGCGGACATTACATACTTGTCCCACATGACACGCCATTCAGGTTGCATTATACTCTGAATCAGAGGATGATCTAATGGCTGGATCTTCTCCAGTCCATCGAAATATTTTTCCAGGGCTAATTGAGAGTCGACTCCTATGTTAAATTTTCTCTCAAATAACGCCCTGCTTCCACTGGTTACACTAAAGTCCTCATAACGCTTTGACTTCAATGTTCCCACGATGTTTAAGTTTTTCCATTTGTCTGTGATGCGATATCGACTACGTTTTGTAAGTCGCAATATATTTTTCGCCAATGACCCTATCACAGGACAGTGGCCCAACTCGCACGCCAGGGAAATAGCTTTTCCCCGCAATAATTCAAGTTGAGTCTTCTTATTTCCGAATAATGCTGCACTATCAGTCCAGCCAAACTTAACCATCACTTCAGCAGGATCTTTCAGATTGTGTTTGCTATCTACGTCAAACATCATCTTGCAGAAGGATGCCTCATTAATGCAAGTATGATGTTCAATTTTGATCGCGAACCCAAGAGCTTTAAAATCCTCTTCTGTGGGCGGTGAATGTTTGGTTACCATCAAACCATCATCACCTTCTACTACCATATCAACTCCGTCTCCCAACTCATCGCCACGCAGATGAGCAAGATACAAACCAACCATCAAGTTGGTGAAACCATTAGATAGCGATGTCGTCATTTCACCCGACATACGCCTCGCTTCAACCTCACAATTGGC